TACAGATGTTAAATCTATGTTTATGGAAATTTTTTATTAACTTCTTCTGATACTTGTACATGTCAAAGGACACCAGTCCTTCGTCCACGTTTACAATCTTGATATGTTGCTCGGTAAAATATACAGGGTCAGCCTTACACTTCAAGAACTCTACAATATGTTCTTCGGTAAATTCTTGTGTAGTATTTGCCTTTTTTAGATTGGGATTACCAAGATAGATGTCACTTTGGGGCATAATTTAGTCCAATGGCATTGGGGGTTCACCCCTTTCTTTTCTCTTAGCGTTTTCTCTAGCTCTTGCTCTATCAGATATTGCTTGATTTACTTTCCTTTCTTTTGCTGCTATTCTTCTATTTTTGAAAAACTCTCTAGTTTTATCTACGACATTATGTCCCCATGAAGTTTCTTTTTTCTTATCACCCTCAAAACCTGGCAACTTCATTTGACCAGGACTGTCTTTCTTTCTGGTCATTTTATATAATGTTCCAGCTGCACCAATCGCTGTTAGAGCCTTTGGTAACCACATAGGAGAAGTTGCAGCAGCCGTAGCAGCAAACTCATCAAGTTTTTCTACTGGTAGAGTCTGTAACCACTCTTTGAATTTCATAATTCATCTACAGGTAGTTGATCTAACCACTCTCTGAATGTTATTTGTTCTTTGACAGCGAATGATGATTTACCATATGCATCTTGGACTGCACCAACAGTGTCCCTCACCTTTTTCATGCCATCAATATCACTTTTCTTTTTCTTCTTGTTTGTTTCTTTATCTTTTGGTTCTTCCTTTGGTTTGTCTGCTTCTGGATTCTTTTTAGGGTCAACTTGACTCTTACCTTTATTTGTTATATCACTACTCTGAGATTTCTGCATCTCACCACCCTTTGACTTACCATATTTTGTCTTAGGAGTGCTAGACTTAGTTGCCATGGTTGCTTTCTTGCTCTTTGCAACCTCTCCACCTAGCGGTTTTACATCAATAGTATCACCTTGCTTTGGTGGTAGTTTTGCAGTTTTTGCAGCCTTTTTTACCTCACCACCCATAACTTTTGGAGTGACAGTCTTCACACTCTTCGCACCTTTAGCACCCACCTTTGCTGCTTTAGCACCACCTTTCACCATTGCTTTACCAGCCACTGCTAGACCCTTACCTATGACAGCAAGAGGTGCTGCCTCTTTCATTTCCTTTTTCTTTTTTATCTTCTTGAGTGCTGAGTCTAATCTGTCCATAGTTACTCTGATTCCTTATTATTTAGAATTCCTTTCTTTAACATTTTTTGTAGATCTGATGTACTACCCACAAATAATGCATTGTTAGTGACATTCTTAGGACCTTTATCCTCTTCTAGTGCCTTCATTTTTTTCTGTAGGTCAACTATTTTATCGGTGACATCACCCACATGCTTGATCAATTGACCTGCAACTTCGTATGCTCTTGGATGCTGTGAATCTTGACATACATCAAGTATACCATTCACTGCCTCCTGTCCTTTCTCTACAAGATTGTATAATTGTGCTCGACTATACTCATAGTCTTTTTGAGGTGCATCCTCATCAACCTTTACAACCTTTTTCTTAGGTTTGATACGTTGTTCAATCTCTGCTTTGACTTCTAGTGCCTTGTCAATAGCATCATAGTTTTCCATTAGGTGTTCACATCCTGTCCTTGTTGTGGACTAAAGGTTTGTCCATCTTCACCAAAGAATGATCTTGTTTCACTGAATCCAAAATCATCACCGACTTCAATAAGACCTGAGTCAACAGCATCTACCTGACTTACAATAGCACCATCAAAGTGCTCTGTAATTTGAGATCCATATTGCCCTCTTTTAACAATAATGTTGTTACCATCAATCTCATTAATCAACATTACCTCTTTATCTATCTCAATGAAAGTTTTAGTAGAGAGAGATGCAGCAGAATTTACTCTAATAAGAGTCTTAGTTTTATCTACACTTGCTGTGATGGTTGTTGCAGTATCATCGTTATAATCTTTTGTTGCTGCAGGTACAACTGTATATCTTTGTGCTCTAGGTGCTCTGATATTTGTTGAGTAATCAATTTGTACTTTCTTGATCACACCTGACTCATCGGTTGGAACCTCTTGATAAAAATATGTTTTGCAAACAAAATCAAGATCATATTGTATGAATCTACGAGTAGAAAAATCACCCTCATACTCGTCTGTAAACGATACGTTTCTTAGTGTAAATGGTATATCTCTTTTCTCATCTGCACCCTCAAGCATGTTGACTGTAACTTGATATGAGGGTTGGAAGAATGGTAATATCTGTTCTATAATCTGTAGTGCATCGTCTTGTAATTTACAAGCAAAACTCAATCTAAATCCTATGTCATATGGCACAGGAAGAAACATCTTCTTGACTTTCTTTTTATCAGTAGGTGTCTTGAAGAAAAACTTTTGAATAGGTGATGCTTTTCTTGTAGGGTCGTAAGTATATGATTGTAACTCAAATGACAATCTAGGTAAAGAGATAGCAACGTTATCATCAAAGTTTGCTTGTTGCTCAATACGTGCCAAGAATCTTTGCATAGGTCCGTATGCTATCGGAACCTTGACTGTACTCAATGTTCTACCATCAGCAGCAAATTTTTTGATATTGATATTATTGAATAGCGTACCAAATGCTATTACAGACTTTCTTATTGTCTCATTGTAGAAAAAATTACCTAACATTATACTTCACCAAATGGGTTGATCTCTGTGAAATCTAAGATTGAACTATCAGAGAAAGTTTGTATCTCGTCACCAGAGTTTACAACATCATCATCGTCATAGTTGATATTATTTAGAACGTATGCAGCACCCTTACTATTAGTAATAGTTTCTCCAACTGAGAATTGACCAGTGAGATTACGTGCAAGTAACTTACCAGTTGGTTGATCCCAATTAGTAACAAATGCAGTGGTAGATGATGATGAACCAACAATAGTATCACCATAATGATAAGTACCAAATCCAATTGTGGATGCAGCACCGATTGTAATTGTAGGTGCAACTGTGTATCCAAAACCACTATTACTTACTTCAATTCTTGAAACAGTTTTGAGAGTTGTATTAATAAACGCTGTACCGATTGCAGTCACACCACCTGCAGGTGCAGGGCTGAATGTAACTGTTGGGTTGGTTGAGTACTGAGCACCCGTAGAAGTGAATGTAATAATACCAACACTACCAGTAGTGGCAATACCTGCAGAAGCTACCGCACCAGATCCTTTACCATCATCAGTAATAAATTGAACAGTTGGTATGCTGGTATATCCAAAACCTGGATCTGTTATTTTTATTTCAGATACAGATAATGTTTTGAAGTTTGATGTTCCAAATGAGGTTGTAAGAGCAACAGCAGTTGCAGTTCTCCCACTACCCACAGGTGCTTCTATTTGTATCGTAGGTGCATTACTATATCCACTACCACCAGATACAACATCTATTTTATGAATACTACCTGACGCTAAAGATGTAATTGCTGTAGCGGTTGAACCTGCAGCAACCAGTGTCATAGTGACATTGTAACCTGCAGTTCTAAAGTCATCGTCAACAGCATCTAATCCAGTATTGATTTCTTCTTCTCCATACTCGAATGGTTCAAGTGTCAATTGATATGTGTAATTCTTTCTGAGTTGATAGAAGTCAACCACATCATCTACATACTTGATTTCAAATAATATATCTCTCAACGGGAACCACAATAGATCACCCTCTAAGGGTCTTTCAGGATCATTAGAAAGACCAGTGACACCTGATAATAGTGGCATTATATACTCTTTATATCTCTCCTGTGATATCAACACCTCCATATTGGCTGTTGATCTCACACCAAATTTTGTTAGTAAATTATATCCAGAATCAAATCCCTCGTATGATTTTATGTAACCCTCTATTGGGAATGCTTTGTCAAATTTTGATGTTGTTACCTCTCTCAAAACAGTTTTTGTATTGACAAAGATACGTGGCATATAGACAAACTCTATGCCATGTATTTGTATAGTCTCATTTGCAAGATCTTGTAGTAGTCTTTGCTCACCTTGACTACCCTGTAAAAAGAAAGGATTGAGTGCCATTATCCTATAAAGTCAAGTGGTGGTAATTCGTACTCGGTTGTCATCTTATCTTCTAGTGCTTGCATTTCAGCAACACCGTCTTCGTATATCTGTCTACCATTTAGTTCTACACCACCTGGCAATTTGACTCCTTGAAATTTTATAAGATTTTGACCCCATTGTTTTTTCAATTTCGCTGTAAAATATCTTTTGATCCATCTGTCGTTGTAAACCTTTGGATAGTCATTAGGATCTAATACTCTGTAGCACTCTATGATAAGATAATCATCCTCCTTCATACTACTATAATCACTATCAATGTATAATCTATTTTGTCTTCTGTTAAATCTTATTTGTTTATCAGGATGCAGTATAAAATCTATGTCCTCAAGATATCTTTTCGTTTGTGTGTAACTCAACAACTCCATAGAACTGAAGTAATATATCTCATTCAAGAATAACTGATATGTTATGTTGAACATATTAGATGCTATCGCACGACTATCAACTTTCCATACCTTTTCAATACCTATAACAGCATCTGGTATTTGTATAAAGTTCTGTGTTTCTTCAAATGAAAATGTGGTTGTACCAACACCTGTTATGTTTACACTAGAAGATGTGGTTGTAGTCAGACCAGTTGATGTTTCACGAGATGGAGCACTTGTTGCCTGTATAGTATCAGTAAAATCTTTCGTTATCTTATGCTTTAGATACATCTTCTCTACACCATCCATATGGCGATCTTGGTATAGAGTGAAAACATCGTCTAAGTTATCTTCTATCTGTTCATCGGCTACGTTGATCTCCAAGACAGGATAACCCAACTGCCTCTTGCCATATTCAATTAGTTCCTGTCTAGTGCTTGGCATTTCTATCTACTTTTTTGTATTTATGCGGTACGTCTGATACATACATCGACCTCATCACCTACTGTGAGACCTGATGCATCAGTAAATGTTACAGATGGACTTCCAATTGAATAATCAATACCACTGAATAATTGAATACCGTTGACATATACTTGCATATTGTCTTCAGTAATGTCCGTTGAGGTGGGTGTGAAGTTTGTTTGTTGATCTGTAGCAACAAATGCATCTTCTGCATTATCACAAACTATTTCTACATGTGCACCCTCTGCACATGGTACAACAAGACTCACTGGAGCAGCAACACCAAAGTCAGACCCGACTCTTTGTTTTATACCATTGACGAATACTCTAAAGTTTTTCTGGGCTGATAGACTTCCAGTTAGAGGAAATAGTACTTGACCCTGTGTCGCTGTAAAATATTCCTCATCAATCGTATGTCCAAAATAAACAGTTGATACAACTTCATCACCTACTTTCAATCCCTCTTCAAATGTAATTGTAGAG